AAGGATAGTATTAACGATGGAGCTACATTTAGGATCAGATATACAACAGGCAAGACATTTACTAATGCTCTTGTAATAACTTGGAAGTCAAGGACTTATATGATTAACTCTATTATCAATGAAGCTGACTTGAATCAATATTATTTAATAGGTTGTGCAACACTTAAGTAATGGCAAAGTTCGGTGTAAAAATATATGGTGTTGATGCGATAATCAAAAGGTTTGATGCAGCCCCTCAAAAAATGATGGATGAATCGAAACTTATTATCGATGCAGCAGTTATAGAGATAGCAGCCAAAGCCAAACAGGAAGTGCCTGTAAAAACAGGAGCTTTAAAAAACTCTATTAGACATAGTAAGTTTGTACCAGGTAAAGGGGCTAGTGTAAGTGCAGGTAATACGAATGTAAGATATGCTCCTTATGTAGAGTTTGGAACAGGAACTAGATTTCAGATACCTGTTTACCAAAATTTGAATATGTCTGACCTAGAAGCATATGCTTTGACATTTAAAAAATCAAAGAAAGTAATAGGTGTTCCATATAGGCCATATATGTTTAGTTCTTATAGCGAGGTATTTACATCTATGATTAAGAAATTGAAGTCTGTTAAGATATAAATATATTTCATTAAATTTGTACCAAAATGAAGGACTGCGGATATACATTAAGGAAGGCTTATTACGATAAGCTCATCTCGGCTTCATACTCATTAGCTGCTTACGATACAATAGCACCTGATACAGTAGAGCCTCCTTTTTTGATTATCAGTAGTCAAACACAAGTGGACAATAGTAATAAACAAAGTTTTGGCTTTGATGTTACTATCCAATTTGACATAGTTTATAGGACTTTTAAAGCAGGGGAAGTAGGGCAAAAGAGTGTTGATACTTATGCAAATGAGTTATTAGAAATAGTAGGTGTTAGACCACCTAACTATCCTAGTACTGCACCTGACTTTAAAATTGTGACTTGTAAGATTGGTAGTAATATTGCTACCTTTGACTATGTGGATGAGGCATATGTGTTTAGAAGGGTGATAACAATGGATCATTTCATGAATCAATTAACATAAAAGAAAAATAAAATAAAATGGCAACAACAAGTGTATTTAACGGAACTTCATTAGTAGTTCTAATTGGAACTGAAGTAATAGGATTCGCAACATCTTGTTCTTTAAGTTTGGCTATAGATGCTCCAGACGCATCTACAAAACAAAGTTTAGGATGGGCTGATGAGATTGGTGGACAAAGGTCTTGGTCTTTAACAACTGATGGCTTAGCTACAGTCGTTCCAGGAACAGTTGCTACTTATGTAACTACTGCTGAATTAAATGCTTTAGCAATCGCTAGAACTCCAGTTGTAGTTAAATTTACTACAGTAGATAACTCAACAGTTGGTGGTGTAACTCCAGTTACAGGAGATGTGATTTATTCAGGTTCAGCATTTATTGAGAGTGTAGATATGACTGCTGATATGGAAAGTCCAGTTACTTATTCAGTTTCTTTCAAAGGAACAGGAGTATTAACTATAGCTACCAACGCATAGTAAAAACAAACCAAAAAAACCAAACATATGAGAGGACAATTTGAATTAACTCTTTCCGATGGAAAGAAGATACCGATGCGTTTTTGTACTTGGAGTCTTAAAAGATTCTGTCAATTACAAGGGATAGGGCCTTCTGACATAGGAGATGCTTTAAGTGGCAAAGATACACTTGATGCTATTGTTAACTTACTTAAATCGGCTGCTGAATATCCATTATATTCTCAAGGCATTACTCCAAACTTTACAGAAATGGAAGTGTGTGATTGGATAGATGATATTGGAGGAATGGGAGGACAAAAGTTCCAAGAAGTAATGTCAGCACTTTCGGAAAGTATGAATAGCGGTATAGAAGATAAGCCAACAAAGTCAAGTAAAAAAGATGGAGTAAAAAAAAATTAGAGTGGATTGACATAGAAAGATATACAATGGGGGAGTGCAAAGTGCTTCCCCATTTGTTTTGGGAGATGACCATGGCTGAATTAGATTTTGTGTGGTACGGATATAGACACGAGGAAGAGCAAAAGTGGATTAGGACTAGGTGGCAGACAACACTACTAATCAATATTCAATTACCAAAGGGTAAGAAAGTTAAGCCACAAGAGCTTATTGAATTAGACTGCGATACTCGTAACTTTGTGAAGCAAAGAGTAATGACGGAAGAAGAGCTAAAAGAAGTTTTAGAAAAATATAAAATCGCTAAACCGATAAGATAATGGCAGATAATCAAATGGTTAAGATAGTCTTTGACTTTGATCTAGGTAATGTTCCTGCATCAGCAAAGAAACTTAGTCAATATTTAAAGGATAATAGTTTAGATTTAAAGTTTACCAAGGCAAGTGTTGATGGTTTATCTGCTAGTTTAGGACAACTATCTACTCAACAAACAAAAGCAGGTAACGCTGCTGCTGCCGCAGGTAATCAGCTTAAGAAATCAAATATGCAATGGACAAACCTTGCATTAGTTATTCAAGATTTACCTTATGGTTTTAGAGGTATTCAAAATAACTTACCTGCCCTTATGGGTGGCTTTGCAGGAATGACAGGGCCTATTTATTTAGCTGGTTCTGCACTTATTGCTTTTTTTACTGCATGGGATAATGGATTTTTTAAATCTAAAACATCAGCAGATAAATTAAAGGAGAAAACAAAAGAACTTAGAGATGAAATAATTAAATCTACACAAAGTGCTAGAGAGCAAGGAATCACATTATTAGCATATGTTGATATAGCTAGAGATGTAACGCAATCAGAGAATACTAGAAATGAAGCATTAGAAAGAGCAAATGAAATATATGGTAGGCATAATGAAAAACTAACTCTTGCTAATATTAATACCAAAAGGGTTAAAAAAAGTCTTGACGGTTATATAGAAAGCTTAATTCAATTAGCAGTAGCGGAAAAATATGCAGGTCAGATTGCGGATAATATAATAGAACAAGGTTTAATACAGGCGGATATTGATGATGCTAATATTAAAAGACAAAAATTATTAGAAGAGATTAGAGGCAAGCAAACAAATAAATCAAGAGATTTAGTTGATGTTTATGATGATTATTATGTAGTTTTAGATGAAATAAAAAGCCTTGAAGATGCAAAGTCTATATCAATGGCTAATGGTACAAAGACAATAGAGTTACATTCTGCTGCAATGAAAAAAGCAGTATTATTGGCTGGTAAATATGGTAGAGTTCCAAAAGCTGAATCTAACAAACAAGAAATATCAGATAGAGAAAAAGCCTTAGCGACAATAGCAGAGAACGAAAGAAAGGCAGCTTTAGAATTATATGATGAAAGAGATAAGGAATTAAGACAAATAACATCAAAGTATAGAGAGCAAATTGATTTAGCTACTAAATATGGTCAAGAAACTATAGTTTTAGAAGAAGCATGGAGAGCAGAATTGGCAGCAGTAAGAAAAAAATGGGATGATAAAGAAGCTAAAGATGCTCAAGAAATAGCAGATAAAATAGCTAAAATACAACTTGATACTAAATTTGATTTAGCTAGTGCTATTGCTAAAATAAACTCCGATTTTGCTAATGAGAATATTAAAAATGTAAATGCTGAATTATCATCTACACTAAAAGCAACTAAAAATAATTATCAAGCACAAGCATCTGCTATTGGATTAGCAATATCAAAACTTACCGAGTACAGAGATATAGCTAAAGAGGCTGGTTGGAGTACAACAGAATTTGATGATGCTATTAAAAATCTAGGGTTTTCTTTAGAAGGTTTGGTTGATCCTATAGAGAATTTTAATACGCAATTAACAAATATTATAAATAATACACTATCTCAATTAGGAGCTAGTATAGGGGAATCTATTGCATCTTCATTATTAGGAACAAGTGGTTTGCAAGGTGCTTTAGATATGTTTTTAAGTGTATTGGCAGGTGGATTAATACAAGTTGGGGAACTAGCAATAGCAACTGGTGTAGCTATATTAGGAATTAAAAAAGCATTAGAAACATTAAACCCATATGTAGCAATAGCAGCAGGTATAGCATTGATTGCTTTAGGTAGTTTTGTTAGAGGAAGTTTGCAAAAGAAATCAGAAGGGTTAGGTGGTACTAAAAAGTTTGCCAATGGTGGTATTATCAGTGGCCCAACAATGGGATTAATGGGTGAGTATCCTGGTGCTAGAAGTAATCCAGAGGTTGTTGCACCATTAGATAAACTTAAAGGTTTAATCGGAGCAGGCGGTGGAACATTAGAGGCTAGAATAAGCGGAAATGATTTACTAATTTTGATGAATAAGGCTCAAAGAAACAATAATACAACATTCTAAATGGCATACGGAGTAAAATACGAAATGGTATTCAATAATATTTATGTGCAAGATCCGTCACAAGCGTTATCTGCATATAGATTAAGAATATTAAAGAAGGACTATACAGGTGCTACATACGCTTTAAAATGCGGTGTTACTCCTATTGTCATAGAAACCATAGACAATGAGGGTAATTCATATACTCCGATAATAGCAACTAGGGCAACAGTAAATGCTATTATAGATGAAAACTTTAATGTTTTAGATTTCTTTAGCCCATACGAGGATGACTTTAGACTAACATTAGAAATAGGCTCTTATTCAGGTACTTTTACATCTAGCTCAACTATTTGGACAGGTGTTTATTCGCCTGTTGAAAATGTTAATTTTAATGTTACAGGCATAAAGGAAATATCTCTTGTTTTTATAGATGGATTATCTAGGCTAAAGAATAGTAAATATTATTTTAATGTAGATAATTTATTAGGCTTTTTAGCAACAAGTAGCAATACTATTATACAATATCTTAGTGAATGTTTAAGAAAAACTGATTTAACGCTAGATATATGGGTTAATCAGTACTACGAAACAAGTTCTGTTTCAGCTCCTAACATTGATTTTATATCAATTAAGAAGAACTTTTTTGCTAAACAACCTGGGGAATATTATACTTTTTATGAGATACTAGAAATGTTTTGTAGGATATATGGATGGGAGATATACCAACAAGATAACCATTGGATGATACAGAGCTATGGTTCAGTAACAAGGGAATCTACATATAAGTATTATACATATACATACATATCAACATCTGGCGTAACTGTAACAGGTTCTTTCCCAGCAGCAGTAACAGTAGATGCTACTAATGACTTTAAACAAGTTGGTCAATCATTATCAGTTACATTAAATAGAGGCAAAAATTCATTAAAGCTTATTAGCCCTATTAACAATGTAGCAGGTATGTTAAATGGCTTTTTCCAATCTTGGACATTTAGTACTCCAGATGCTTTTACTGTAGCAGGAACTCCTACTATTAATAAATATAATACTAATGGTGGTTTAGAATTTACATCTTATGCAATAACCGAGGCATCTTTAACAAACTTTATATTTAGTGATCCTATTGCAATAAAATCAGGTGATTATTTGAATATAGCATGGGATGATGCCAATTATGCTAATGGCAGACCTAGATATAGAATTGAACTATCGCCTACCGACATAACAATACCAACACAATTTTTAAATAATAGTGCAGTATGGAGTGCCACCCCAACATTACTATCTTTTTTTAGTACTGTTTCTCCTACATGGAAAAACACAATAGTTGTTCCATATGACGGAATATTAAAGATATACATATATGAGCCATATTGGGATGGTACAGGTACGCTACCTACTTTTCTTACAAGCAGTTTTATAGTCAACCTTTTTGGCTCGACTACTCAGGTTTTTAATTATGATGCTATGCAAACGCAGATAGTTGAAAGCACTTTGTATAATAGTGGAGAAGAGGAATTTACTTATGGCCCATATTTTATGCAAAATGTTTTAGTTCAATCAGTACCAAATAATTCAACATATAATAATGCTGGAGCAGCAGCTACATCTTATTATATTGGGACCATAACTAATTCACAAGGATTGGCAATAGTACCTAGTAGTTTTGGTAGAGGTGCAACAGGAAGTGTGCCTTTGTTTGAATTAGCTTACCAAGATATAGGCATAGATGAATTACAAACACAATATGTTATAGATGGTGATTTTAAAACAAAGGGCTATTGGATTAATCAAAAGTTTCAATACGATTTTACAGGAACAGGTAGTAATATATACAACTACCTTTTAAAATATTTTAGATGGGATGTTAAAGGCGCGGTTCAGACATCTAAATTAAATAAGATTAATTTTAACGGAAGTGACTATCCTTTCGTACAAAACCCTCTAATATTAAAATTAAAATAATTATACAATGGCATCTGCGATTAATGGAACGAATATAGTTTTATATGAATATGATAGCAACGCTATCTATTACTTTAATGGAGGTACTGCACAAGGCACTTTTGATAGTATCGTGTGTAAGGAATTAAGCAGAAGCCAAGTAGCAGGTACTTCAGTTGACTTTAATAAAACAGGAGCAGGTACAATAGCTTCGTTTATTACGGATGCTCTTGATCCTGGTGTTACAACCATACCGGCAGGTACTTGGACTTTTAGTGCTTATTATTCTATTCTAACTGCTTTTGCAGGTGCTCAGGTTCAGTATCAATTATATAAATATAATGGTAGTATCGCTACCTTATTGTTTACATCCTCAGCAACCACTCTTACAGCCCTAACAAAGACCTTATATTCTACGGCAATGACAGTCACCCAAACGACTATAGCTGCCACAGATAGGCTTCTAATTAAGGTTATTTACCTAGGTACAACTACTAACCAAATTACTCTTTTTACCCAATCAAGTAATGTAGCTCAAGTAACTACAACTATACCATTAGGAACTCCATTTGGGGCTTCAACTAATTGTACTTTTAATACTTCTGTAGATCAAGTAGAAATTACCACTTTAGCAACAGGCTCTTATAAAGAGTACATAGGTTCTCAAATAAATTGGGATGTAAGTGTAGATGGCTTAATTGCCTTGTCAGGTTACTCCTATTTATCTTTATTAAGTAAGCTTCAAAACAAGGAGTCTATAGAGGTTAGGTTCTCAATAGATAACGATAATGGAGATGGAACTGATACTTATGGATATTCTATTATTGCAGGAACTTGTAACATAATCTCTTTGGACATTAATGGCCCAATGGAGAATGCTTCATCTTATTCAGCTAACTTACAAGGAACAGGTGCTTATTCAATAACAGGAACTCAAGTTATAGACGGAGGTTCTACAATATCAACTTCAAGCGTGAATAGTTTTTCTTATACGGCAGCAGGTGGTGAAACAAGTGTAACATTTGCAGGGGCAATCGGAGCTACTTGTATATCAGTTACAAGAGGTGGTGTAGAGGTTAGATTAATAGCTACAAGCGGTGTACCAACGGATGAGAATGTTAGCTTTAATAGTGCCACAGGAGTTATTACCTTTGCAACTGCAAGGCCACTTGAATCAGATGAGTTTATAAGGGCTATTTTCGCATAATAAATTATAACTATGAAACAAATTAAAGAACATCCTAATTATTTAATAAGTGTTGATGGGAAATTATTTAGTTTAAATAGAATGAAATATGTTCAACCATCTTATGATAGAGATGGGTATGTTTTTTATAGGATGAGTTATAAGTCAAGGGAGTTTCAAAAAAAGGCTCATAGATTAGTAGCAATGACATACTTACCAAATCCATTAAGTAAGTCAGATGTTAATCATATTGATGGCAAAAAAGATAATAACTTATTATGCAATTTAGAATGGAATACTAAAAGCGAAAACGCTAAACACGCTTGGGATAATGGATTACAAAAAAGAAATAGAAATAATGGTAAATTAGTTATTGATTTAGAAACAGGAATATTTTATAAATCATGCAAAGAAGCATCAATAGCAAAAGGGATGGTTTATGATTTATTAAAACATAGACTAAGGGGTAAAACAATTAACAATACAAGTTTAAAATATATTTAGGATGTCAAATCAACTGCAAATAACTGGTGGAGGTAAGGTAAGGAATTTAGAGGGTGTAATAACAGGAACAAGTGGTGTTCTTTCTAGTGTTCCTTTGGGTGCTGCTAATGGTGTTGCTACTTTGGATAGCGGTGGAAAAGTTCCTGTATCACAATTACCTTCATCGGTGGTTACTTATTTAGGTACTTGGAATGCTGCAACGAATACTCCTACTTTAGTAAATGGCACAGGAGATGCAGGGGATATGTACTTGTGTAATGTTCAGGGTGTTGTAAATTTTGGGGCAGGGCCTGTAACTTTTGTAGTGGGTGATTGGGTTTTATATGGTTCAGGAACTTGGCAGAAATCAAACGGACAAAACGGAACGGTAACCTCGGTTGGCTTATCTACTAACGCAGGTGCAATAACAATCGGCAATTCTCCCATCAGTACAAGTGGTACGATAACTGCTAATTTCAACGGAACAAA